AAGTTAATGCCTCGTTTAAGTTTATATAGGCCAAATAAAGGCAACGATTATCAATTTTTTGACCAAACCATTAGTGAAATGTTCACTGTTGGCGGTGTTGATATTAATCTACACAAATATCTTGGGCCAGCGGCTACAGGATTTGTTAGCAATACCGAACCAGGTACAACTGGCGTTACTGCTATCCAAGATTTACTATTCTTAGAAAATAGAGATCGCAAGTATGATACCAGTATCTATACCATGCGAACACTATTCCGTGTTAACGATAGTGATTTTGATTTAACACAGTTTGGCTTATTTTTGACTGGTGACACTATATTTGCAGTATTTCACTTAAACGACATGCTTGACACCCTGGGTCGTAAGATCATGGTAGGCGATGTACTAGAAATGCCTTTCTTAAAAGACTACTACCCCTTAGATGACACAATCCCAGTGGCACTTAAACGTTTTTACGTAGTTCAAGATGCTACTCGTGCCGCAGAAGGATTTAGTCCTCTTTGGTATCCGCATCTATGGCGTGTTAAATTACAACCACTCGTAGACAGCCAAGAATACAAAGATATTATCAATAATCTTGATATGAACGGCGATGGTGTTGTTGACGACAAAGATCAAGCACTTACAGACTTACTCAGCACCTACAACAAACTCATTGAAATTAATGACGCTGTGGTGCAACGTGCAGAGGATGATGTTCCTAAATCAGGATACGATACCAGTACAATTTATACTCTAGCAGTGGGTTCTGATCACTTGCCTAGCGATCCTAGTGCTTTAGATGCTAGCCAAGCAACACATATCTTAAATGGCAGTGTTATTGATGCTAGTTCTACTGTAGATGACGCTAGCGATCAATACCTAACATCCACAGTTAAGGTAGAAGGTTACCTAACTGGGGATGGTCTGCCACCAAATGGTTACAGTGTGGCCGCAGGCCTTAGTTTCCCCACTAGTCCAAATCAAGGTGATTACTATCTACGCTTAGATTATGTGCCAAATCGACTATTTCGTTATGATGGACGTCGTTGGGTTAAAGTAGAGGACGCAGTGCGTACAAATCTAACACCGGGCATAAACAATACTACCCAACGTAGTGGCTTTGTAAACAACCAAGAGAAGTTTATGAGCAATGCAGTAGCCTGGGATGGTATACGTGTATCAAGTCCATACACAGCACCAGCCAATGCGTCTACTATTTCGTTTACACTAAGCAACGTAAGTCCATATGCTACTGTAGTAACCAAGGTGTCTTATGTAAGTACATATGGTATACGAACAAAACTCAATGGTATTCCTATTGTTAACACTATGGGCAACACCAGTGGTAATGTAAGTTTTACAATTACAAGTCAACCAAAGATTGGAGACTTTTTAGAGTATACAGTTTATACTCATGTGATTAATCAACGTCAGGGTCTGAGCCAAATCCTACGTCCTTCAGCGGATAACTTATAATGGCAGCTTTAAACCAATTTTTTTATGATGCTCAGATCGAGCGTTTCCTAGCACAGTTCATCCGAATGGTATCGGGTTTCCAAATTGAATTTGGTAACAGTACTCTACAGCGTGTTCCTGTATACTGGGGTGATAGTAGTCGTCAGGTACAAATGATCTTAAACAATAACTCAGCAGGTAGTGTACTACCAACAGTGCCTGCTATGACTGTGTACATTAACAATATTACCTATGATAGGGATCGCGTACAGGAACCAACCTTTGTCGGGCACATGAATATTCGTGAACGCTATTACAACGAAGCCACTCAGGAATACGAAAATCGTCAAGGTAATGCCTTTACCATTGAGCGTATGATGCCTGTGCCTTATACAATAGAACTTAAATTAGATATATGGACCAGCAACACTAAACAAAAACTACAGTTGTTAGAACAATTAATTGTGCTGTTTAATCCTGCTTTAGAAATACAAAGTACAGACAACTACATTGATTGGACTAGTCTTAGCGTAGTATATTTGGATAGTCCTAATTGGACTAGTCGGAGTGTCCCTATTGGCACTGAAAATCCAATCGATGTTGCTACCTTAACATTTAAACTTCCTGTATGGATCAGTCCTCCGGCTAAAGTTAAAAAACTTGGAGTTATACAAAAAATTATTGCCAGCATACATGATGCAGATGGTAATTTAAGTGACGCTGTCTACAGTGAAGACAATCTGTTAGGTGCTCGTCAATACTTTACTCCTTTAATGTATGGCGTCTTGTTAATCAATAACAGTCTTACCTTGCTAAAAATTAGTGAGTTTGCAGATCCTAGAGACCCCACTGTAGAGCCACAGACTAAAGTTGGCACAAAAGATAACTGGCACAAACTAATTAATTTATATGGTGAGCTACAAAACGGTATTAGTCAAGTTCGATTACTTCAAGAAGATGGTTATACTGAAGTTATTGGTACTGTAGCGTATAATCCCAGTGACCCTACGCAGTTAATATTTAATGTTGATATAGACACCAAACCAACTAATACACTAACGGCTATCGATGCTATTATTAACCCTAAGACCGTAGATCCTGCAAGTATTGCCAATCCTGCAAACGGAACACGTTATCTAATACTAGAAAATATTGGTAGTTATAATAATGCTCCCGGAGATGATGCAGTAGCATGGCGCGGGTCAGATGGTTCTGCACTAGTAGCATACGCTAATGATATAATTCAATACAACGGTACTCGTTGGGTAGTATCATTTGACAGCCAGACTGATAATACGTTACAATATGTAAGCAACCTGACCACAGGTGTTCAATATAAATGGAATGGCAATCAATGGCTAAAAAGTTACGAGGGCGAGTACAAGGAAGGGTCCTGGACGCTGGTGTTATAGAAGGCGTAGGTACTTTTATCTACAGTACTAGCACACATCGTTATTTGTTCTTACTACGCAATACTAAAAAATACGCAGGTACCTGGGGTCTCGCAGGTGGTGGTATAGAACCAGGCGAACAATTATTATCTAGTCTATATCGAGAACTTGACGAAGAATTAGGTTATGATTTTTCTGAAACTAAAGTTATACCTATAGAAAAATTTACCAGCAACAATGCACGATTTACCTATCATACTTTCTTAATACCTGTAGATGAAGAATTCGTTCCTATTTTAAATAACGAACATAGAGGATACTGTTGGATAAATTTAGAAGATCATCCTAAACCTTTACATCCGGGTGTGTGGCGTACTATTAATTTTTCAAGTGTTGTAGATAAAATTAAAACCTTAGAACAAGTTTTATAAATCGCACTCTAAAATAAAATTTTGAAAATTTATTTGCCTAAAGTTTAAACAATATTTTAAAGGTTCAGGGATAAAATTTACACCAGCTGGGGTAACCCAAACCCAATCTACATCATTATAAACATCAAATAATTGTTTACGATTGGTTATCCACTCGCTGTGATCTATAGAAATGTTTTTTGGATCATATCCAGTAGTACCTGCATAGACATTGTTATTCCAGTCACCTGGTTCATGACCATCAAACCCTATTAGATAAATTGTCTTGTGTTCGTCGAAAGCGGCGATATAAGCAGCGGTAGTACCTGCATCTGCATAAATGTCATGAGGTATTAGGTAAAATTTACCTGGAAACTCTAAAACGTGTGCTACACTAGAATAGACAATATGTTCGTTTGTGTACCCTTTGTCAGCTATTTCATCCACTATTCCGTTATTACCCACTGCCACTAAAAAATCAGGATCAAAATCTCTGTAGAGAGCATTACAACCATAAGTTTGAAGAGTTTTAGCTCCTAGTAATCCGCTGGCTTTTTTAGTTTTATCAAGATCAAATCCTAATCTGTTGGTTCCGTTACCAATCACTAAGGCTGTTTTTGATATTTGATTATTAGTAACCCTACTAGGAACATGTTCTGTTGTTGTTTTCCAGGTGCCGCCATCCAAAGTTCTTTCGACTATGATGTCTTCACCTTGATAGCCTTTTCGAATTTTCTTAACTAATTTTAACATTGATCGCCTTAAACAATAAATGTGCCCATGGCCTTGACATTGGCATTGGTAATGTTTGTAGTAGTTGTCCAGTAAACTCGAACATTGCCTCCAACGACATTTGCCGTTAATCCTCCCATATCAACTCCATTACTGACCACTGCATAGGTAGTTATGTAGGCATTGCCTGCTTGATCTGTGGTAACTACTGCTTCCATACTTTGATAGTTTGAAGTTCCTCGTTTAGCACTAATCAAATACTTGGCTGTCACAAAACTTGTTTGATTCCATGTACTAATTACATATGGCGTATTGTTAGCTGCAATATTAATTACTGGTTGCGTGTATGTTGTTTTGCCGCCAGTTAAATATTCAACATCGCCAACAGGGTTAACTTGTATTTGTTTTGTTGATAACGCTACGCCTGTCCAAATTTCAGCAGCACTAGCACTGGCTATAAATTGATTATACCCGTTATCGCTAGCAATAGAAGTTACTGTACTTGCTGCTGCCATTACACGAACATCGATAACATCATCTGGAGCAGGTGGCTCTGTAAATGTTAGTGTGGTTCCGCTAACTGCGTAGGCCAATACTGGAAATTGTATTACACCGTTAATGCTTACCACTGTTCCTGCTGTGGTTGAGTTTGATTGTATTGTAAATACAGTATTAGTACCGTCTACATTACCAAATCCTCCTGCAACATTGCCAGCAAACTGTCGATCAGTTATTGTAGGTGTTTGTCCACTGCCTGGAGCAGCCCAAGTAGTACCGTTGTAATACTCTACATCTTGTATGGTACTGTTGTACCTTATCATACCAGCTATGTCAACATTACCTGTTGAACTTGGACGCTGACCAGTTGTACCAATTGGTAACAACATAGAATCTGTGCCGTTGACTTTTAGTGTCATACCTAAGGGAGCTGCTGTGTTACTTCCTCCGATAATTACTCCACCGTTAGCTGTGTCAGCATAGATTAAACTTGTAGTTGCTACACCTCGTACTTGGAACGGATCAGCGGTTTGACTACTATTAAATACTGCTCCACCCCCAGCACGAACATTACCAGCAATACCTACACCGCCTGCTACAACAATCGCACCCGTTGTAGTTGAAGTACTGGCCGTAGTGCTATTTGCCCATATACCTTGGCTTGCACTTAGAGTTGTGAATGCACCGGTACTTGCAGATGCATTACCTACCGGAGTTGCATTGATTGACGCAAATTGTGCTAGTCCACCAATTACATTACCGCTAAATGCGGCTGTAGTACCAGTTACTGTTGCTCCTGCATTACCTATAGTAACTGCTGAAATATTACCTACTGCTGCCGTACTTGCAGTTAAGAAACTACCTTGTACTGTGCTAGCTAACACGTTGCCTGATAAGTTTATGCTTGCACCAGTAAATACTGCTCCAACATTACCAAATACTGCTGCAGACACATTACCAAATACTACATCATCTACAGATAAAAAGTTAGTTAAGATAGAAGACGCTAGTACGTTACCTGATAAGTTTATGCTTGCACCAGTAAATGCAGTACCGGTATTACCAATAAATCCTGAATTAACTGCACCAAATGTACCTGTAGTACCTGTGAGTGTAGCACCTGCGTTACCTATGTTTACTGCTGATATGTTGCCAACTGCGGCGGTGCTGGCAGTTAAGAAACTAGCACCAATAGTACTTGCTAGCACATTACCGGTTGTATTTATTTGTCCAGCATTTAATTGTGCTGTTGAAATATTACCACTTGTATTAATGTAGCCTGTTGAGTTAATAGCACCAAATACACCTACTGCGGCACTTACGTTGCCGGTTGTGTTTATTTGTCCAGCATTTAATTGTGCTGTACTAATATTACCTGATGTATTAAAGTAACCGGTTGATGTAATACCACCATTAACAGTAAGAGCATTAAATGTACCAGCTTGTCCTAGTACGTTGCCTGTGCTGTTTAATTGTCCAGCCACCACAGTACCAGCAATACCAGCACCGCCAGCTACTATTAAAGCACCTGTTGTTGTGCTTGTTGATGGAATGTTGGTTGCTAATTCTAAGTTACCTGCTTTGATTGGATCGTAAACTGTATTGCTGTCTAATACCAAATGGCCGGCACTTGGTGCAGCAAGATTACTTGCAAAGGTCCAAGTGTTAGTGTCATTATGACGGACTATGCCTGTGTGTTGGAGAATGTTACCAGCTGTGGTCAATCCAGTGCCAGTAAAGGCTGAGAAAAAACCAATGTCATAGTCATATGGGAATGTATGATCTGGTGCTAAGTATAGCAATGGATCTTGGACTGTGATAACGTTGGCTGTAACACCAATGATGTTAGCAGCATATAAGTTACCACCGACCCACAAGTCTTTAGCGATACTACCACCACCTGCGACTCGTAGTGCACCGGTCGTTCCTGTTGCATCAGTAGAATTAGTAGTGTTTGTTACTTGTGTAACACCACCAACTGTTAATGTATTGTTAAACTGTGCCGCACCTGCTGTAGTAATCGCACCTGCTATATTAGCTGCTCCACTTACACTGATGCCACCATTTGGAACAACGATTGCACCTGTGCCTTGTGTAGTAGTTGCTATGCTAGCGTTTGCATAGAAATTATTACTAACACCTAGTATACTTAAAGTACCAGTGGCCCCCAAAATGTTACCAGTTACATTTAAGAAACCAGTTACTGTTTCGTTGCCGTTTACTGTTAAGACATTGAAAGTGCCTGCAGCTGCTAATATGTTGCCTGTGGTATTAATAGTAGCAGTTGATAGATAACTAGCTACATTAACGTTACTATAGTTAGTAAAGCCAATTGTTTCGGTATAGGCCTTGACATTAACGTTACTGTAATTAGTAAAGCCCATTGTTTCGGTATAGGCTTTGGCTTGTATATTACCGTATCCAACTCCCATACCTGTTAGTAGTGCACCGTTACCTACAAAATATGATGCTGTAACGTTTGCTGCGATAACGTTACCAGTTACATTTAAGAATCCAGTTACAGTTTCGTTGCCATTAACGGTTACTCCATTAAACACACCCCCAGCAGCTAACACGTTACCACTTAGATTAATTGACGACCCGTTAAATTGTGTTCCAACATTTCCCACAATGCCTGCGGCAATATTACCAAATGCGGCAGTGCTGGCTGTTACAAAACTAGCACCTACTGTGCTGGCTAACACGTTACCTGATACATTCAAGCTAGCACCGCTAAAAGTAGCACCTGTGTTACCAAAAGAAACTGCTGAAATATTACCAAATGCGGCAGTGCTGGCTGTTACAAAGCTAGCACCAACAGTACTTGCTAACACGTTACCTGATACATTCAAGCTAGCACCGCTAATAGCACCGCCTATGACCGCAGATCCAATATTAGCTTGCCCAGGAACTACTAAACTACCAATGCTTAATCTTGCTAGGCCCGCAGCATTGATATTACCATAGGTTGTACCTGTTTCGTTGGTAGCAATAAGGCGAAATTCGTCAAATACTTCACTCCAAATAATTGCTTGATTTTGATCTGTACCTCTGTTAAACACCAGACCCATATCTCTGGTGTTAGTACCGCTGAATCCGTTATTCAAAAGTACTAATGGGTCATTAACATAGGTATTGGTACTAGCAATAGTTGTATAGGCACTAGTACCTAGTACAAACAGATTACCTGCAATAAGTAGATCTCCGGGAACTGTAACGTTACTTGAAAATAAACTTCCGGTAATAGTTCCTGGGGCAATTTTTTGACTAGCTACGATTGTAGCATTAAAGATTTGATTATTAAAAATTCGGGTTAGGGCCGACATGGAATGCTCCGCAATAAATTATATTTTACACTATTTTTGAGCCCATGGTTCCATATCCCCTAAGGCTAGATGTGTCTTTGTATATATTTATGCGGGTTTAAGAAAAACTAAAGAGGATAAAAATCCCTGGCAACAGTTAGATAAGTGTTAGCAAACACAGGAGTGTATTGTACTTCTACATTACTGCCCACTAAAGTAGCACTAATACTACCTAAACTGTTACCTATTGTAAGTATCCCATAGGTATTTGAAACCACTGTTGCACCGTTATGTGTAACCAAAGTTTCATAACTTTGCACATCGCTTGCTCTAACAGCTTGGGTTATATATTTTACAGTTCTCCACGCTGTAGTACTGTAACTATCTATAGTTGTGGTTGCGATATTGGGTATCAGAATGTTAGCTTTGTTGTTTATTGAGCCATTTAATATTATATTGCCAACTATGTTTACATTTTCTGCGTCCAACACAACTTCGGTTTTGGGTCCATATCTCAATGCCTGTACTGACGTAACAACACCCGCCGACACGTGTCGAACTTCTATAATATCTGAAGTTAACGGAACTTCAGTAAATTGAATTTGATTATTGTTAATAACGCTGTAAGAATAATCTGGTTGCTGTAAGGTACCGTTAATGCTAACAATTAAACCTGCAGAAGTAGCGTTTGAACTTAGGGCATATACATTACTTACTCCGTCTGGATTAATTACATCAGACGTAATGTATGCAACCCCTGGTGAATCCCAGTTAGAACCGTCCCAGTATTCTATAGATGATCTGTCGGTATTATATCTAAAATATCCCAGTGCAGGATTATTTGGACGTAGCGAATCATTCCCGTATGGTATTTGCACCGCATCGCTACCAATGATTTGCACTATGCCTGTGCCAGAGGAATTTAAGACTATGTTACCGTTTGTATTGGTTAACAGCGTTAAATTATAGTCGCTTGAAATTGTGGTGTTACTAAAAAATAAGTTACCAAGTTGGCTAATAGAGGCATTTGAAGCAAAGGTAATTCTACCTTTGTTATCAACAGCAATCAACGGTGCCTGATACGTCCCAGGAGTTACTCCAGTATTTGGCAATTCAACTCTTACATTTGAGAATATACCATATCCAACAACATCACCGGTTACTTGAATATTTGTATTAGTATCTAATAATTGATTACCATTTTGATAAATGTTGCTAGCATTGATGTTGTTAGTAGAAATATTTCCTGTTACATTTAAATTGCCGCTTTGAATTGTTATGTTAGAAACAGTAATATTCGATAAATTTGTGATAAAGGGTTGATTACCTTGTAGTACAAATCCTGTTAAATTCCCTGTAATATTACCCGATATGCCACTAGATGTAATGTTACCTACTACTAAATTTCCATTTACTGTAGTGGTACCAACTAGATATGTATTTCCTGTTGCATATAGATTAGATACAATACCTAAACTTGTGATATTAGGTTGTGCGTTAGTTATTAATCTACCAGACAAAAAGTTGGAAATAATCGTGTTTGCATATATGTTGCGCCACCAATTAGATGATGCGCCAATGTCATATGATATGTTTGCATTAGTATATACATGACCGTTTGCGGTTAAAATGTTGCCGTTAACTTCTAATGCTTGTTGGGGTGCCGCTGTGTTGATGCCAAATCTATAGTTAATAACGTCCCAATAGGTTACGTAAAGGCCAGAAGAAGTGATGCCAATGTCTGTGCCTTGGCGATCTAAATTTGCTAGTAATGAATAACCGGGAACGCGACTGATTGCCATCTAAATCCAACCTTTTAACTATTTATCTGGATTATTAGGCTAGGGTTGATACTGTGCTTGCGAATCCGCTGATAATTGTAATGGCCGCACCATTGTTAGGCGGACTACTAAAGATAATATTTCCTGTACCGTTAAATGTGTAGTTTGTTACAGGTATTTGATATACTGTGCCTACGTGCACCAAAACTTCGTTTTCTTCGCCTGAAGAAAACACTGTGCTCATTGGCCAAAATTGACTAGCATTACCGTTACCTGTAAAGTTATCTCTGGTAATTAAAACATTACCTTCACGGCTTACTGCATTCCAGCTTGGTGTACCTGTAATGTTAGCATAAAATTCTAAACGGTTAGTTACAGTGTTAAAACGTGTTTGACCATTTACTGGTGATGCTGGACCCACACCGCTAGTGCCCACAGGTACTCCCAAGGCGTAACTACCGCTTTTAAACACGGTATTTTTAAGCATGTGTCCCATTTATTAAATTCCTAAGAAACTTACAGTTGCATTAATTGTTGGGCCAGCGTTAGCTACAACGTAATCACCATTGTTTAGTGCTAGTTTTTCCATATCAACTACAAAAGTATCTGCAGCTGCAATCTGTACTTCTCTATAGATAAGATTAGCGGCACTTACCCCACCGCCTGCTACAGATGCATTACTTACTGTCCACACATTTAAGTTTGCAGCAGCACTATTTTGATTACAAAAATACATTACTGAAACTACAGATGTACCAGAACTAACATATATATTAGCGCGGCCAAGTGTAAGTGAAGTGCTTTGAATTGCCATAATTATTCCTATAAAATTAATGAAAGACCTAACGCTCGTTTTTTACTAACTAACTCGTCGCCTGATACGTCACCACTAACAATGTATACACCAGTTCGTCCAGCATTTACAGTGTCACCATAGATAATAGAGGTACTAACTATAGGACTAGGAACCACGCCCCCTGTATAAGCCAATGCTACGTTTGACGCAATAATTGCAGCAGTTGCAGCCCCAATATTACTGTAAGTAACGCCATCATTTGTAAATTCCCACTTGTCGTAATTTTCATTCCATCGCAAATCTACATTGGCATTTCTTGTACTTGGTGCAGAGAAACCTCGATCGATAGCAATGCCAGATACATTACCTCCGCCAGTTACTCCATTACCAGTTTCGCCGGCGTTTAGAGTAATAACCTTATCTAAGATATTGGTTTCAGTGGTATTAATTGTAGTTACATTACCTAATACGTTTAAATTTCCTGTGACAATTACACTATCTGTATCTAAGGTGATATTACTGCCGTTATTTAGACGTGGAGTCTGTATAACGTAATTACCGTTGGTTTTCTTAACTGTAGGCATTTAAATCTTTCCGTTTATGTTATTTATCACTGATGCTATAGATAAAAAAATAGCACCCTTAGGTGCTATTTTTAAAGTGACTAAAATTAGTCGTTTGTTGCTAGTTTTACTGAAGTACTTGCTACTGCTGCGTTCATAGACCAAATTACATGAGTATTAGCCTCAAACTGTGTGCCCGGAGTTCCAGTACCACCTGGGAATACT